TATACAAAGGATCAGACGAACAATGCGTTGAATCTTCATTGTTAATTGCTATTCGTTGCGATGAATTAAGATGCTTGAAAGAAAAGGCTAAATCATTTCTAAACTTCGCTGAAATAAGCAGAATGCTTGCAAGAGATCGCTCGTCAATTACCCGCGATCGAGTGTCAAACATTCACAAAGAAAAAATTGAAACGCTTGTCAATTTAGTTGCAAACTGGATTGAAACACTGCCAGTTAAATAGGCGTTAACAGACGGCAATATGAAAAGTGCCGAATACAAAGAACAGAATTATCAATTTAAAACAAAAGACTATCAATCGTACCAAAGTGGAATTGAAACCGGGTTAGTGCCAGTATTTTATTTAAACTTAATAATTTAGATATGAAAAAAGAAAAACTTTATTTTAGTGATTTCGAAGAAGAAAGAGCCTATGCGCTCGATTATATCATTGAAGAAATGAAAGAAAGAGAACTTACTGAATGCGAAGTTGCTGTTGCAATAAGAGATAATGATAAAAGCTATTTCTTTTGCAGGGCAGTTCAGGAAGTTTGTGTTAAACCACCTGAAGGCGAACCTTGCGGTAAAGAATGTTGCGATTACGAACCAAGAAACGGCAAATCTGGATGTTGTAAATTTAGAGGATTTTGCTACATGCCGGGAAATGAGTTTAAATTATCAATTGACGGAAAACTTACTCCGTTGGTGTCTTAATATTGGCACTAATGTATCGCTAACAGCAATATTACTGTTATCCAATGATGTGCGGGGTTGTGATGAATGTAAATCTGTATTTGAAAATGAAAACACATAAATACAAAGTAGAAAATTCGGGAAGGCTCAAGTCATGGGAGCAAATGGCCCGTAAAGAAATTCATAAATGGCTTACTGATGAAGCCTATAAAAAAGAGGTAACAGAATCAACCATGAAAAATGAAAGCATGGGATCGTTCACAAAGTTCCTGTATCACTTCGCTTACATATGTAAATGTGGCTGGGGTGTCATGGTTGATTTTGACGAACGAAAACAAAGGGTCTATTTGCCTGACCACTATTATAAGTGGATGCACAAACTCAGGGACGAAATTTTGTCGGAGTTGGAGCGAGTCGGACAAACTGACGTATAACGATGGTGGTATGGTTAGTTGCCGATTGCGGGCTTCTGACCTATCAAATTACACAAAAATACAAGCGGATTATCACCCTATAGGGGATAAAACAGAGTGAACCATGAAAATAAAGAAACCATTAAATCTGTCATTGATGGCAGTAAAAGGGAAAAGCGACGCAACCAGACAAATGAAGCGTCATGCAACGATTAACGTTGGCGAACGGTCGGTTAGAATCCTGGATCACTTTCAGGAAATGTCGAAGAAGTTGCCGAAGATCGTTAACAAGGATACCGGCAAGGAGTTTGATCATTACTACCACCTGAAGAAAATATACATGGAGGCAGGGATCGACGGCGTTAACGAGTACCTGACGACGTGCAGTAATGTTGTGAACAGGGACACAGGGAAATGGTGGATCGTTCGACAGTTAGCGAAGATGCGGTTGAGGAAGTACAGAAAAGTATAAATTAACTATATTTTTATTAATAACTTATGTTGTTAATATTTGGATTTACAGTAATTTATAGTTAATTTTATTGGAACATTAAAACAGCACAAATGACACCCTCACAGTTCCAGAGCATCAGGAAGTACCTGCCCAATAAAAACCGGCTTACTGGAGAACCGGGATGGTATGTACAACTTGCCGAAAAGTTTGATCGAAGTCTTATCTGGGTGCAGAAAGCCGCCAAGAACCAGGACGGCCTGAACTCACCAGAACTGGACGAGGCGATCATGCAGATGGTTGCAGAAGAAAAAATGAGGATCCGGCATCACCGAAAAAAAGTCAGAAAGTTTGTAAAAGCCGCATGACTGGAAGGGGCAAACGCCCCTTTTTTTATGCCTTCTCACCTTATTTGTACTCTATCTAAATATTTATTTTATATATTTTTGCAACGGTGAATGTGACTATTGTTCCGATGCAGACGAATGTCTGCAGGACGAAAACCTGGGCGGAACCGGTCACGGAGATATTTCTTGGTCTGATGCAGACCCAGGATTGTGAATAATTTGTAGTCCAATAGTTGACATTTGTCCTTTTATTACATACATTTGTGAAGCGTAAAAGGATATAATTTCAGGATAAAAAAGAGAAAATATTTGCATATTAACCTGATATTCACTATCTTACAAAAAAAATTAAACAATGGAAATATACACATCATAAAATAAAGAATGAAATGGCACGACCTTCAAAATACGATCCGAGGATTCACCTGAACTGGGCGAGAGGACTCGCAATGCAGGGATTCATCGACGAAGAGATTGCTGATCAGATGGGGATTGCTCGTTCCACATTGAAGAAATGGGAGGTAGAAATTTCAGAGTTTTCGGATGCCCTAAAAATGGGGAAGGCTCCTGCAGACTTTGAGGTCGAACAGAAGTTGTACCAAAGGGCGATGGGTTACACCTACGAAGAGAAGAAAACGGTCATTGAATTGGCACCGGATGGTACACAGAAACCGGCACGGATCGAGAAAACGACAAAAGTCATTCCGCCGGACGTAGTTGCTCAGATCTTCTGGTTGAAAAACAGAAAGCCGAAGGACTGGAGAGATAAGCACGAAATCGAAGGAACGACGAGAGTGATTACAGGATTTGAATTTGAACAAGTCAATGGTGACGGAGGAGAAGATAAGGGTTAGATACTCTCAAAAGCAGAAGGAGGCGCTGCGTTACCTGTTGGACAGGCATACGAAGTACATTCTCTATGGTGGAGCCGCCGGTGGCGGGAAGTCATATCTTCTCTGTATGTGGCTTGTTGGGATGGCATACAAATATCCCGATACACGTTGGTTCGTTGGAAGAGAGGAATTGAAGCGACTCAGGGAAAGTACACTGATCACAATGTTCAAAGTATTGAAGGACTTTGGAATCCCAGTGAACGAGTATCAGTACAACGGAGCAGACAATTTCTTCCGGTTCTGGAATGGATCGACTATTTCTCTGTTGGATTTACGGTACCTTCCGTCGGATCCAATGTTTGAACGGTATGGATCTGTAGAATACACATGTGGAGCGATCGAAGAGGGTGGAGAAACCCACTACGGAGCGTTTGACGTTCTGAAAACCAGGGTAGGAAGGTACAACAATGAAAAATACAATTTGCTTGGTAAGATCCTGATTACAGCAAACCCGAAAAAGAATTGGTTATACAAGTATTTCTATATGCCGAGCAAGCAGAATACTCTTCCGGTCGAGTACAGGTTTGTGAAGGCGTTTGCAACAGAAAACCCGTTCATTGACAAAGGCTATCTGGAGAATCTTGACACGATAACGGATAAGGTCACCAAGGAACGTTTGAAGTACGGTAATTGGGAGTATGAGGACAACGAGAACTCGCTGATAAATTACGACTCAATTTTGGATATGTTCTCGAACGATCACGTCAAGGGAGGCATGAAGTACATCACGGCTGACATTGCCAGGTTCGGAAAAGACAAGACCGTAATTGGACTCTGGGACGGATGGAAACTAATAAAGATCACTACACTATTGAAAAGTAGTGTCACGGAGTCTGCCAGAACGATCAAAACTATTGCAATAGCCAACGGGATCCCTATGAGTCGGGTGCTGGTGGATGAAGATGGTATTGGTGGTGGTGTGGTTGACATCTTGTCCTGCAAGGGGTTCCTAAACGGTGGGAAGCCTATTGAAGTGAAGGCGAAGCATTGCAATTACAATCACCTGAAAAGTCAATGTTCGTTCATGTTCGCTGAGATTGTCAACGACGGTGGGGTGTACATTACCTCAGTTGGAGAGAAAGAACGTGAGATGATCGAAGAGGAAATGGAACAGATCAAGAGCGACACGGTGGACACCGACGGGAAGATGGCGATCATTAAAAAGGAAAAAGTCAAGGACTTGCTTGGTAGGTCACCGGACTATTCCGACATGATGATAATGAGGTACTATTTTGAATTGCCTCACTCAGCAAAGATCACAAGTTATTCAGTACATTAAAACAGAGAAAATGGCAAAGCAAACCACGCCGAAAGGCAAGAAAACGGCTGAGAAGAAAGCCGAAGAGAACAAGGATCCGAAAGTGGAACCTGAAGATGAAATCAAGTACGACATTGGCGAGACGTCAAAGATCAAGACAAGCAAGGAAGTCGTAGGTGAGGCAGTCGAATCTCTGGATGTTGCCCTTTTGAAAATCGAACAGGCGATCAAGATGTTCAGGTCGGAGTCACAGTCGATCACTCGTCTGGTGAACGCCAGAGGCCACCTGACAGAAGTACGGAAGTACCTGACTCCATATCTTCAGTAGAAGAAATCGCATCGTAGAGCAGAGGTCAGCTCGCTTGGCTCATAACCAGGAGATCGGCGGTTCGAATCCGCCCGGTGCTACAAAACAGTAACGCATGATCACGCTGAAAATCAACGGGAACAACTATGAAGCCGTCCAGGACTGGAAGGATCTCACTATCGGACAGGTTGCGAAGG